CATATTGAAGTTAATCATAAAAATCACGGAATGCATTCTCTACAAAATAGAGTATTGATTTCTGGTGTAGAATCTGATGTTTCTCCTGCTACATTAGTAGGATCACTTTCAAGAACATCTACTGAGGATATTGAGTTAGATATTGATGACATTTCAGTATTTGAAACTTTTGAAAACATTCCAGTTTCTGCCCAGAATCCTGGTTATGTTTCTATTGGAAATGAAATTATTTCATATACTGGCATTAATGGAAATAGTTTAACAGGTATTGGAAGAGATATTGATACATCATCAATAGCAATTCCTAGTATTGTTAACCATAATCCAAAAGTATATAAGTATGAATATAATGGTATTTCTTTAAGAAGAATCAATAAAGAACACTTCTTACAAGATGCTACAGTAGAAAATCCAATTGATCTGGACAGATATAATATTAAAATAGATACTTCAACTAATGGAGTAGATAGATCTACTGGAGTTGCATATCCAAAACTATTCTTAAATGAAACTAAGAGTGGTGGTGGACCTGGAGTCTACGGTTCTAAGAACATTGCATATGAAATGATTCATCCCATTATAAATGCATTAGTTCTTCCAGATGCAACACTAACTGCTACTGTTAGAACAACATCTGGTACTAGCATTGGCGGAAATGAGGAATCATTCATTGATTCTGGAACCGTTCCATTAACTATTAATGAAGATAACTATTTTGATTCTCCTAGAGTTATTGCTTCTAGAATCAATGAACTTGCTTTTGCAGATCAAATACCTGGAAACAAATCTCTAGAAATCACTTTAAATCTATCGACAGATCAACCAGTTATCAGTCCTATTATTGATCTGGATCGTTTGGGTGCTGTATTTGTATCCAATAGAGTAAATAATCCAATCACAGATTATATTAATGATCCTAGAACATCTAGTAGTACAGAAGATCCAACCGCATTTACATATCAAACAAAACCAATCCAACTAGAGTTCCCAGCAACTTCTATAAAGGTTCTTGTTGAATCATATGTAAATCAATATACTGATGTTAGAGCATTCTTTGCTGTTATGAAGTCTGCAGAGGAAGAACCAATTTATTATCCATTCCCTGGATTTAGAAATAGATTGGCATCTGGTGAAGTTATTGATATTACCAAAAATGATGGAACTCCAGATAAACAATATAGTAGAAATAATGCTCTAGGGTATGAGCAAGGTGACATTAGCTATATTGATTTGGAGTTTAATATTGATAACCTTGAGCCATTTAACTTCTTCTCAGTGAAGTTGTTAGGCACCTCAACAAATCAGGCATTCCCACCAAGATTTAGAGATTTAAGAGTCATTGGATTAGCATAATATGAGCAGATTAAAAGTAAAAGATCAATCCCATTTATATAGAGATAGTAATAGCAATGCTATTATTAATACTGACAAGAGTCAGTATGATCTCTATATAAAAAGGAGGGAGAAGCAACAGAGTGAAAATAGTAAAATTGAACACATTGAAAATGATTTAAATAGGTTAAAATCGGATATAAATGATATAAAATCATTACTTATGGAGATTAAAAATGGATCCCTCTGAGATAACTTTAGACTCTGTTGCAAAAAACTTCGAGTATGAAAAAAATGCTAGAAACATAGATAGTATAAGTGATATTGAGATTTTGCGAAATATTGCTAAGTCAATGCATAAATTATACTTAAAACAGCAAGAAGTCCTTTCTAAACTATAATGGCACAACCATCAACGAGACAAGAACTAATAGACTACTGCTTAAGAAAACTTGGCGCTCCAGTTTTAGAGATAAACGTTGCCGAAGAGCAAATCGAAGATCTCGTTGATGATGCCTTACAGTTCTTCCATGAGCGTCATTTTGATGGCGTCTATCCAACATTCTTAAAGTATAAGATTACTCAAGCGGATATTGATAGAGGAAAAGCAAAATCTGCATCTGATGTTGGAGTAGATGTTACAGATGTTTCTACTAATGTTGCTGGAGTTGGAGTAACATTTTCATACTTTGAAAATGGCAACTACTTAAAAGTTCCCGATTATGTTACTGGTGTAAATAAGATTTTTAGATTTGAAGGTTCTAACTCAGTATCTTCTGGGATGTTTAGTATTAAATATCAACTATTTTTGAATGATATTTATTATTGGGGTTCTACTGAGTTACTTACATATGCTATGACAAAATCATATCTTGAAGATATTGATTTCTTATTAACTACACAAAAACAAGTAAGATTTAATAAAAGACAAGATAGACTTTATTTGGATATTGATTGGAACAACGTTAGTGTTGGTCAATATTTTGTTATCGATTGCTACAGATTGTTGAATCCCACTGATTATTCAAGAGTTTGGAACGATTCTTTTATCAAAAAATATTTAACTTCTTTGATTAAAAGGCAATGGGGACAGAACCTAATCAAGTTTAATGGAGTTAAGTTGCCAGGAGGAGTTGAATTTAATGGAAGACAACTCTACGATGATGGTCAATCTGAGATAGATTCATTAATGCAGCAAATGACATATGACTACGAGTTACCACCTCTAGACATGATAGGTTGATACTATGCCATTAAATCCATTTTTTCTACAAGGTTCTAAACTTGAACAAAATCTAGTTCAAGATTTAATAAATGAACAGTTGCGAATGTATGGCATTGATGTATATTATATGCCAAGACAGTTTATAAAGAAAAACTCTATCATAAAGGAAGTTGTAAAATCAGAGTTCAGTAATGCTTATCCACTTGAAGCATATTTGGAAACTTACGATGGATATGGTGGGCAAGGTACTATATTATCAAAGTTTGGTATAGAAGAAGTTGATGACATTACTTTGATTATTTCTAGAGATAGATATGAGACTTATATAAAACCATTAATAGAAAATCTAAATGATGTAGAGTTAGGAGATAGACCAAAAGAAGGAGATTTAATCTATTTTCCTTTAGGGGACAGATTATTTGAAATCAAATATGTTGAGCATGAAAAACCTTTTTATCAACTCAATAAAAACTATGTTTATGAGTTAAGATGTGAACTCTTTAGATATCAGGATGAAGTTATTGATACAACAATTGAAGATATTGACGATAACACTAAAGATATTGGATATATCCAAACTTTACAGATGTTTACTGGTGCTGGTGTAACTGCTACAGCATATATTAGCAATATTACTAGGGATGGTATTAGAAGATTTATTTTAAATAGTGGTGGATCTGGATACACAAGTCCACCAAAAGTCAGAATATCAATGCCACAAGATGTTCTTGGATTTGGTACTGAGTTTTCTGGTGCTCCTGCTGCTGGTATTGCTAGTATGTTTGGTCCACAAACATTCCAGTCAATAAAATCTATTGAGATTACTAATAGTGGATTTGGATATACTACAAGTGCTCCACCACAAGTTATATTCTTAGAAGGTGGTGGAGCAGGAGCAGCTGCAACTGTTGAGATTGGTAGAGGAGTTCTACAAGAGATTAGACTTATTCAAGGTGGTGGTGGATATTTAAATCCTCCTATTGTAACTATTTCTGAACCTGTTGGAACTCCAACTGGAATCACTACAAGTCAAGCAGAAGCAGTTGCAAGAATAAACGGTGCTGGTATAGTCACATCCGTTGCATTTACGAATGCTGGTTTGGGATATACAAGAACTCCTACAGTATCATTCTCCGCTCCAGATTTAATGGTTCCTGGAATAGGAACATTTAGGTATAATGAATCTGTAACTGGTGAACAAAGTGGTGCAACTGGTATTGTAAAATCTTGGAACGTTGTTACTGGAGTATTAGAACTTTCTAATGTTATTGGTCAGTTTAATGCTGGAGAAGATATTGTTGGTGAAGATTCTGAAGCTTCATATACATTAAGAATAGGTTATACAGATAATCTGGCAGATGCTGGAGATTCTACTAATAAATATGGTAAGTATGAAGATAACTACGACATACAAGTTGAAGCCGATGGAATACTTGACTTCACTGAAGAAAATCCTTTTGGAAGAGTATAGGGGACTAAAAAATGTTTGAATATTTTTACCACTCAATAATGAGAAAAACCATTATTGGTTTTGGTACACTTTTTAATAACATTAGAATAAAAACTACTAATGCAGAAAATGAAGTAATCTCGGAGATAAAAGTTCCGATTGCATATGCCCCTATGCAAAAGTTTTTGGCAAGACTTGAGCAGTCACCAGATCTGGACAATCCAGTAAGAATGACTCTTCCAAGGATGTCATTTGAACTTGTAGGTTTAACTTATGATAGCTCAAGAAAGGTAACTACTACTCAATCATTTTTGGTTTCAGATAGAACTCAAAAATCAAAAATGAAGAAGGTTTATATGCCAGTTCCATATACAATGGAATTTGAGTTAAATATTATGGCTAAGCATAATGACGATGCCCTACAGATTGTAGAGCAGATTTTACCATATTTTCAACCATCATATACTTTAACAATCGATTTGATTGAATCTATTGGTGAAAAGAGGGATATTCCATTTACACTCAATAATATTACCATGGAAGATCGATATGATGGTGATTTTAAAGATAGAAGAGCGATTATTTATTCATTAAAGTTCACTGCAAAAACGTATCTATTTGGACCAGTACCAAAGACAGAATCTGGAGATATCATCAAAAAAGTTCAGGTTGGATATTTTGCTGGCGACAGAGCAGCTTCTACAAGAGAGATTACTTATCAAACAACTCCTGTTGCATCTGTTAACTATACAAATGTTGGAGTTACAACAACTGCTTCTGACATGGAAATAGGAACAAATGAGTTCGTTGTTATTGA